TATCGGGTTTTTATTCTGGAGTATTGAAAGTTTCCGTAATTTCATGACTACATATTTCGAGAAACTTAGAATTAAACAACAATTTGGAACGTATGTATCTCCAGAGTTAGTAAAAAAATTACAGGAGGACCCAACGTTGCTGAGATTGGGTGGGGAGACTAAACGACTCACTTTTCTTTTTTCTGACATTCGAGGATTCACACCAATTTCAGAAAAATATCAAAAAGACCCACAAGGTCTTACAAAATTAATAAATAGATTTTTAGATAATCAAACTCAAATTATTATGAAACATGGTGGAACTATTGATAAATATATGGGAGACTGTATCATGGCATTTTGGGGAGCACCACTTGATGATGAAGATCAAGTGAAACATGCAACAGACGCTGTTATCGAAATGAAACAGTCATTAAAGGAATTAAATGAAAAACTCAAAGAAGAGGGTTTGGATGAAATTAATACAGGAGGCGGAATCAACACAGGAACTTGCGTGGTGGGAAACTTCGGTAGCTCCAATCGCTTTGACTATAGTGTGCTTGGGGACGCCGTTAATCTGGCTGCTCGTTTAGAAAGTCTATGTAAAGAATATGATGTTGGAATTATAATTTCAGAGTATAGTTTAGTTGATGGTTATGATTACGAATATTTAGATGAGGTAATTGTAAAAGGAAAGACAGAGCCCATCAAAATCTATACCATCAGAAAATAACACTTGACATTCGACCTCTCTTTTTGTTATAATTATGATTAGAAATGTATATTTCAAGGTATTTAGGAAATAAATCATGAACTCAGACCAAGTCGCAGCAGACCTAGCAAAACACGAAGCCGTTTGTGCAGAACGTTGGAAAACTGCGTTCAACAAATTCGATGATATGGAAGAAAATATCAAAAGAATAGAAATGATTTTAATAACTTGCGCTGGCGGTATAATCGTCGGCGGAGCAACAGTAATTTTGACAATATTGTCACTACATGGGTAAATAAATATGAAAAAAGATTATGAAACAAAAGACATAAAAGCCACTAAGACTAAAAAAGTTGAAGATGGCGTTATCTTTGAAGAGAATGGTGTTTTCAAATTTAAGTGGGATGGAGAAGTTCATGGATTCACTAAAAAAGAAAACGCTGAAGCAGCACTAAATAGATTTAAAGGATAATATGTCTAATAGTATTGAAGACGCTTTGAAAAAAGCAGTTGCGAAAGCAGAAGTAGGCAAGATAGTAGAAGGCGAAGGATCTGAAGATAATCAAGAATTGTCAACAAGAATTAAAAAACTGATGGCAAGAAAAACAAATCTTCAACGCAAAAAGAGAAGTAAGCTACCGTCATCTATTCGATGAAGAAAAAGCTATCTCACCAGGAACGGTATGAGATTTGCAAGAAATGTCCAAACCTAGATAAAAGGTGGAAAACTTGCAAAATATGTTATTGTTTTATGCCTCTCAAGACTAAGTTAAGATGGGCAGAGTGCCCCGAGGAACCACCTCGGTGGACATAGGAGAGTAATTATGCCAATGCACCATTCTGGAAAGAAAAAGAAAAAACGTGGAAAGAAAAAACAAGGATACTGATGAGAGTTTTCCGTATATGACATGGCTAGACCATTTCAGAGTTGAAAAACCTGTCAATCCTTCTTTCTATGACTCTTTTATAGAAGGCACGACAAAGATTGTTCCTTTTGATTACGAAATATTAACACTTTTCGAGATGAACTGGGAACAAGAACCTTGGGAGGTGATCTTTTATCAGGTGGGTGATGACTATACTCTTAGTGAGATTGATGAAATCGTGAATACACGAAATAGTATTCAGACCAAATGCGCGTATAAATGGTCTCACCCACCGACCTTGCCTAAGCCTGTAATTATACAGGAGTTGAGAAAATAAAATGCCAGTAATGAAAGTTAAAGGTGGGTATAAGTGGGGAAAATCTGGAAAAGTCTTTAAGACAAAGAAAGAGGCAGAAGCCCAAGGCAGAGCGATCTACGCTTCTGGGTATAAGAAGAATGGCAGTAAGAAAAAGAAAAAGCGCTAAGAAAAAACCAGTACCAACAAATCCCAGACTATATGCAACAGTAAAAGCTGAAGCAAAACGAAAATTTAAAGTCTATCCAAGTGCATATGCAAATGGATGGTTAGTAAAAACTTATAAAGCAAGAGGCGGTAAATATCGCATGGGAAAAAGAAAATGAAAGCAATCTTAACAAAAGATGGCAAATTCAGAATGATCGAAAAAGATGGTCATACTGATGGAGCTTCAGCAATAAATGCTTGCAAAACAATCATGTCTCATTGTCAGATGATTCTTGATAATGTAGACCCAGAACAAAGTTTACCAACGTGGTGGACAAATAAACTAGCAATCTCAGAGTATGAAGTAGTCTCAGCGGCAAATTATTTGTCGAACGGACTTGAAGGAGATGGCTAAACCTAGAGGCGGACTTACTAAATGGTTTAAAGAAAAATGGGTGGATATTAGCCGACCTAAAAAGAAAGGAAAATACCAACCATGTGGTAGACCTAAAGCAAGAACTGCTAGAGGTGGTTACCCGAAATGTGTCCCTGCAAGAGTAGCATCAAAGATGTCAGCAGCAGAGAAAAGATCGGCAGTTCGCCGCAAACGAAGTAAAGCACAAGGAATTGGTGGTAAGCCAACGTTTGTGAAAACTTTTACAAAACGGAGAAGCCGAAAGAAAAAGTAGGCATATGAACAGACATGAAGTTGTAAAAGAACTTTTACATATCTTAAATTTATCGAATAAATTTAAACATGCATTAGATAACAGATTAACCGTATATCAAGAAATAAGATATAGATTAAATAAAGGGCAGCAATGCCAAGAGCTTTTAGAAAGCATAGGACAATAAAATGGCAAGACAAGGTGGATTTTTAGTTGGACCAAGCGTTCATGGAACATCTAAATTAAGAAAACATGTACTAAAAAGAGGACTCACTAGAGACCTTAATGCTGCAGCAGGAACTTATGTAAATACTAAGTCTCCAATGACCACACCAGGTGGTTTTTATGGCGCAGCTCCGAAGGCAATCGGACCAAGATTTGGTAAAACAGTTACTCCTAAATCAGCAAGATTCGGAAAACAGGGTGCAAGCCGAATATTACCGAGACGCGGAAGATAAATATTTTACATGACGACTTTCATAAACTTATGAAAGCAGGACGACTTAATAAAGTCGTAAATATTATTTTAAATGGCACTGACAGCAAACGAAAAAGCAAGACTAAAAAAGGCAGGTCTAACAAGGTTAAATAAACCTAAGATGACCCCTAAGCACCCAACAAAGAAAGCTGTGGTTGCTACAAAAGTGAATGGCAAAATTAAAGTCATTCGCTTCGGTGCCCAGGGAATGGGGCATAATTATAGTCCAGAAGCAAGAAAATCTTTCAAAGCAAGACATCGTAAGAATATTGCTAGAGGAAGAAAATCTCCTGCATACTGGGCGGATAAGTTTTTATGGGCTGGGAAAGGCGGTAAGAAAAAATTACCACCTAAATCTCAGAAATATGTTCGAGGAATCAAAAGAAGGAAAAGATGACAATACCAAAAGTTATAGACGCAAGAACCGTTTGGCTAGATAGTATTTGCTTACAAGCTGAAGAAGTTTTAACAAAGTTAAAACAACGAGAAATTAAAGGTATAACTTTAAATCAATCCGAACAAAATATGGCAGAACTTTGTAGTGCATATCTTTATATGCTACAAGTCTGCAAAGAATATGGAATTTTTGATTCCGATGACCCTTTTAACTTATTTAACAAAGAGACCTTACATTGATCGAGATAAGCCGTACAGATATTGTACACGACTATCTCATGGAGTTAAATCCTGAGAATCGTTTCATTAAACTACCCATTGAAGGGTATCTAGACTTATTAGGGGTCGTCCCTAACTCCTCTCAAACTGCGATTATAAACGCAATTAATAATCCAAAATATCGTTTTGTCTGTGCGGCGGTCTCTCGTCGCCAAGGCAAAACATACATTTCAAATATTATAGGACAATTGGTATGTTTAGTACCAAATTCAAACGTTCTATTAATGTCACCCAACTACTCATTATCTCAAATCTCATTTGACTTGCAAAGAAATCTTATAAAGCATTTTGACTTAGAGGTAACAAGAGATAACGCAAAAGATAAAGTTATTGAACTTTCAAATCAATCAACTATAAGAATGGGGTCTATTAATCAAGTAGACTCTGTAGTTGGTAGATCTTATGACTTAATCATCTTCGACGAAGCTGCACTTACTGATGGTAGAGATGCTTTCAATGTGGCACTTCGGCCAACACTCGATAAAGAAAACTCCAAAGCTATTTTTATTTCTACCCCAAGGGGAAGAAACAATTACTTTGCAGAGTTCTACTATCGAGGATTTTCAGATGAATTTCCAGAATGGTGTAGTATAAAAGCTACTTACCACGAAAATCCTCGTGTATCAGAAGAAGATATTAAAGAAGCAAAAAAGACAATGTCCGAAGCAGAATTTAACCAAGAATACATGGCAGACTTTAATGTATTTGAAGGTCAGATCTGGGCATTTAATCATGAAAAATGTACTGCAGATTTAACACAATTTGAAACTAGACATATGGATGTCTTTGCAGGACTTGATGTTGGTTATAAAGATCCAACAGCCTTCTGTGTTATAGCATATGACTGGGAAGAACAAAAGTACTACTTAGTAGATGAATATTTAAACGCAGAAAGAACAACCGAACAACACGCAGCAGAAATAAGAAAACTTGTAGATAAGTGGGGAATTGACTTTATCTATATTGACTCTGCAGCCCAGCAAACTCGATATGACTTTGCTCAAAATTATGACATTTCTACTATTAATGCAAAGAAATCAGTGCTTGATGGAATCTCCCATGTCGCTGGAATAGTAGACAATGATTTACTTATTGTAGATCAAAAATGTAAACACGCACTTATATCCCTAGACCAGTATCAATGGGATCCAAATCCTAATTTATTAAAAGAAAAACCAAAACATGATATGTCATCTCATATGGCAGATGCTTTACGATACGCTCTCTATACATTCGAGACTACAGCCACTACGTTTTAACAAGACCAACTGAAAAACAGTTCTTGACATATGATGTGAGTTTTTGATATAATTCTAAATAAGAGTATAATTATGAACTTAAAAAGAGATTTAGTAAAATATGTACGAGACAAAGCTAAATCACAATATAAAAAAGCAAATGCTTGTTATATTTGCGGTAGTAACAAAGATTTAGATTTTCATCATTTTTACGGACTCACCGAACTACTAGAAACTTGGCTAAAACAGAATAATATAACTATAGAGAATGAGCAAGAAATACTAGAGATTCGCGAAGTCTTTATTGATGAAAATAATGACAAGATTTATGATTACGCAACAACTCTCTGCCATGCGCATCACTTACGACTACACTCAATTTACGGAAAACGACCCAAATTGATTACAGCAGAGAAACAAAGAAATTGGGTCGAGAAACAGAGAGAAAAATATGGCATGGTATGACAGACTAATAGGAAGAAACCCAGAGGTTGATGACGAAAAACTCAACCCTGCTCAGTATGTCATTTCCCGCAACGAGGGAATGACAATTGATTCCCGTGAAATCGTAACAAATTATAGAAATGCCTACGAAACATTAGAAATAGTTAATCGTGCTGTAAACATGATTGTAGATGATGTTGCAGAAATACCTTTCTCTGTAGGAAATCAGATTTTAGGCGTTAATAACATAATTAAAAATTTACGTAAGTCTAGACTTGATTTACTTTTAAACATAGAGCCTAACCCTTTTCAAGATGTTAGTACTTTTAAAAGAAATCTAATTATTGATTTACTTATCGATGGTAACATATTTATTTACTACGATGGAGCACATCTCTATCATTTACCAGCAGATAAAGTAACAATTTATTCAGACGACAAAAACTATATTGAAAAGTATAGTTATGACAACAGTATTGATTATAGTGTAAATGAAATTATACACATAAAAGAAAACAGCTTTAACTCCATATATAGAGGAGTTCCAAGATTAAAACCAGCATATAGAACTATGCAGTTACTTGGCAGCATGAGAAATTTTCAGGACAACTTCTTTAAAAACGGAGCTGTACCAGGTTTAGTACTTAAATCACCAAACACTCTTTCTGAGAAAATTAAAGAAAGAATGTTACAAGCATGGAGTATGAGATATAATCCAAATACAGGAGGTCGTAGACCCCTTATTCTTGATGGTGGTTTAACAGTTGATAGTTTAACAAATATTAACTTTAAAGAATTAGACTTCCAAGAGTCTATTAAAGCAAATGAAAGAATTATTCTAGAAGCAATGGGTATTCCACCAATTCTTTTTGATGGTGGTAATAATGCGAATATTCGACCAAACCACAGACTTTATTACTTAGAAACTGTGTTACCTATTGTTAGAAAACTAAAATACGGATTGGAAAGATTCTTTGGTTTTAAGCTTTCTGAAGATGTAACAGGAATACCTGCTTTACAACCAGAATTAAGAGACCAAGCAGCTTACTATGCCACTCTTGTAAATACAGGAATTATTTCCCCAAATGAAGCAAGGGATGCGCTAGGAAAAGATCCAGTACCAGGATTTGATGAACCAAGAGTTCCTGCAAACATAGCAGGTTCCGCAGCAAATCCAGAACAGGGCGGAAGACCAGAAGAGACTCCCCCAAGCGAAGGAAATTAATATGACAAAAGATATGATGGCAAAAGCATTATCTGAGTTCTTTGTTAAAAAGGGCGTAGAAACTATGGATCTACCTACTTACAAAGAGTTTGGAAATGATGTACCAGTTAAAGACTATCTTCTAAGAAGAGCATTTGGTTCTTGGACAAGAGTACTATCTGCGATGAAAAAAAGACATCCAGTAGAAGTAGCTCCAGCACCAGCACCAGCTCCAAAACCCGCCCCAAAAGCAGCAGCTAAAAAAGCACCTGCTAAGAAAGCGGAGAAAGAAGATGTCGAATAAAATCTATCACTGGACTAGCACTTTTAAATCATTGGGTGAAACTGATGATGGAGGAGTCGAAATCAAAGGTTCTGCTAGCACAAATGGTATAGATAGAGCTGGAGACATTATTGAAACAGAAGCATGGACTAAAGGCGGTTTAGAAAACTTTAAAAATAATCCAATTATTCTTTTCAATCACAACTACGATAAACCAATCGGTAGAGCAAAAGATTTAAAAGTTACAGATCAAGGTTTAGAAATATCTGCAAAGATATCTAAAGCTGCAGGTGATGTAACACAACTAATTAAAGATGGTGTCCTTGGGGCTTTTTCTGTCGGTTTCCGTGTTAAGGATGCTGACTACATGACAGAGACCGATGGATACAGAATAAAGGACGCGGAACTTTTTGAAGTTTCAGTAGTATCAGTACCTTGCAACCAAGGGGCAACCTTTGGAATGGCAAAGTCTTTTGATTCTATGGAAGCATATAATAAGTATAAGCAATCTTTTTACAAGGCTAACTCAAACGATTCAGCAGACGCTGTTGAAATTGAGCAGCCAAACGGGGCAATAGCCCAAGAAATGGAGACTAATATGTCAAATGAAAAACAAGCTCCTGTAAGCAAACCCGAGTTCGATCTTGAAGCATTTGCTAAAAAAGTTGCAGAAGATACTGCTGCTTCTATCGCAATGAAACAAGCCGAGCAAAAGGCTGCTGAGCAAAAAGCTGCTGAGGAAGCTGCTGAAAAAGCTGCTCAAGAAGCTGAGGTTCAAAAAGCCGCTGAGGAAGCAAAACAAGAAGAGCAAAAAACTATAGTTCAAGCTGGACTATCAGGCGCTGAAAAATTGATGCAAGATGTTGAGAAAAGACTTGACTCCAACTACTCTAACTTAGAGTCAGTGGTCAAATCTTTAGAAGCTCAATTAGCAGAAAAATCAGAAGAAATCATGAAAATTAGAGAAAGCAAAAGAGTTTTCTCTGATAGAAAAGGTGAAGGCGACTGGAAAAAAGCTTTTGAAAGAGATATTATTGATGCAAAATTTGCTGGTCTTGCCACAGGCAAAGGCTGGGAAAACAAATATGCTAAAGATATTATGCAAAAAGTAAACGCACACTCAGGTATAAGCGTTTCATCTGCTGATTTCGAGCAAGTTGTTTCAACAAATATCGAAAGAGATATTCAAAATGAATTAGTCTTGGCCCCTCTATTTAGAGAGATCACCATGACTTCTGCAAACATGATTATCCCAATTTTACCAGATAGTGGTTACGCTGAATTCGCTTCAGGTCAAACAGCTTCTGGTTCATCACCAACAGGTAACTTAGCTGAAAGAGGCGACACTTATGGCGCACCATTCGGTGGGGTAACTATGACTGAAAGAACTCTTTCAACCAAGAAACTTATTTCACAATCATACTTAGGTAATGAAACTGAAGAAGATGCAATTTTACCAATTCTTCCTCTAATCAGAGAATCAATGGTAAGATCACACGCAAGAGCCATCGAGAATGCTATTCTAGCAGGTGACGATGCTGACGGTGCTTTCGGTACTGGCGGTGCTTCTTTTGAAGGTCTATTACACTTAGCAAGAAATGACAGTGACTACACACAGCCAGCAGGAACTTTCTCAGCTTCTGACTCTGTAACAGCCGCTGACCTTCTTACTTTAAGAAAGAATATGGGTAAATATGGCGTTAACCCACAAGACGTAGTTTATGTCGTATCACAAGACGTATATTACAACTTGCTAGAAGACGCTGAATTCCAAGATGCTAACCTAGTTGGCGATTTGGCAACAAAACTTTCTGGTGAAATCGGACAGGTATTCGGATCAAGAGTTTTACTCTGTGACGAATTCGCAACAAAAGCTGCAGCAAAATTTGGTGCAGTAGCTGTCTACACAAGAAACTATGTGATGCCAAGACTACGTGGTGTGACTGTTGAGTCAGATTACGAAGTAGCTAATCAGAGAAGAGTACTTGTAGCTTCACAAAGACTTGGCTTCATTGATCTTATCGATGGTGCAACTTCTAAGTGGGCATTTATGTACAAATCAGCATAATTGATCCCTTAACGGATAACATGGCTTGGGGCGAGCCTATCGCCCCACTTTTTAACTATGGCAAATTTAATAACAATACAACAGTACAAAGATTTTGCAGGACTCACAGGTGTTAGTGAGGATGCCAAAATAAATGTTATTATACCAGCTATAAGTCAAGCAGTAAAAACTTACTGCGGGACTAGTATCATAGATTATTATTCTACAAGTAAAACAGAATATTTTGATATCTATGACACTTACACCAATGCAATTCTAGTAGACGAAAGTCCTCTAGTAAGTGTAACTTCTGTAAAAGAAAGAGCAGGACAAGCAGACAGTTATATAACTTTGATAACTGGTAACTCTGACGGCAGTGGGAAGTATGAGTATACTATCGATACTGAGCGAGATACTATTTATCGAACAACAGCAACTGGAGACGCTTTCTTTCCAAAAGGAAGAAAAGCAGTAGAAGTAGTGTATACCGCAGGGTATTCATCTACTCCAGAAGATTTAAAACTAGCATGTTTTGATTTAGTAAAATACTATTTAAAAGATGAAAGAAAAGACAGACTAACTATCGCAGGTGCTTCGATACAGAATCAAGTTTCTACAAGTCTGAAAGAGAATATTGGGTTCCCAGACCATATTAAACGAATACTTGATTTTTATAAAGTACACAAGTAATGGCTTTACAACAATTAAATACTGATTTTGAAAGAATATTTAAGGCAATATTTAAACCGCCTGGAGCCGACCAAGGGGGTTCTAAGGACCCTTTTCGTAAGTTTGTAAAAAAGTTTAGTCATGAATTTAAAATTGACAAAGCAACAATAAAAAAAGAACTAGGAGAAATTCAAACTTCTAAAAGATTACAAGGGAAAAGAGAACTTATAGTAACTTCTCCAGAATTAATTAGACTAAAAGATAAAGTTGCAGAGAAAATTTTTAAAACTTTTGCTAGTATTGTTAATGTAAATGAAAAAAACTATACTTTAACAGTTACTTCAACAGACAATGAAATAATATTATTGTATGAATTAAACAAAGATGCAGTACAAGACGTATATAGTAAACTTGCAAAACTTAAAAAACAAGTATTAGATGAAGTTTTTGCAACTGGAGAAGCAAAACAATTTTTAGATATATTACAAAAAGCAGGAGCTTCAGTAAAAAGTCCTGGTGCTTTATTCGATATAGGACATAGAGAATCAGTAAAAGAACTTGCTGGAAGTGCCTTTGTAAAAGCAGCAGAATCATTAGATGATGATAGGTACAAAAGAGCAGGAGACGAAGGAGGAGATATAGAATATGCCTCTAAAGTCAAAAACGAAATTGCTAGAAAAATTAAACAAGATTTAAGTAAATTTAATTTAAATCTTAATGCAGTAGATAAGTTTGTAGTTTTTTCAGGAGACGGATCTTTAGTAAGAAAACCTAATAGTACTTTTGTCGTTAAAACAGATTTAGAAAGTAAGTTTAAAAACCAAGTTCAAAATCAAACTTCGGGAGAAGATGCCAGAGATATAGGAAAAGTTTTAGGGGATCTAAGAAGATATATCCAAGACGAGTTAACAAAAGAAATTTCATTAGCTAGTGCACAAGGATTTACACAAAGAGAAGGTTCAGACTCATTTGTAGAAGCTCTTGCAAGAGGTTTAGTAATGGATAAATCTCTACTACCTTTATATAGAAAAGGAATTGCAAAAAATAGAACAAAATATAAAGGAAAAGGCAAAAATAGAAATAATACTTCAAAAACACAAACAGCTGAGTGGGAAAATAAAAAGACAACACATAAAATAAGAGGTCTAGGTCCAATCAGTTTAAATACTTCTCCTCAACCTGCTGAAAAAGGAGTTAATTTTAATGAAAGTGCTTTTACAATTAGAGCCTTTATAAATTCAAGATTAACACAAGAAGTAGAAAAGAATATGGGTAGACCTACCCTTGAAAATAGAACAGGTAGATTTGCACAATCAGCACAAGTAGTAAATGCAAATATTAAAAACGGTCAATTGCATATGGACTATACATACCAAAAAAATCCATATGAAACCTTTGAAGTTGGAGGTAGATATTCAGCAAGTTATGACCCAAGACCGTTGATAGAAAGAAGTATAAGAGAAATTGCAGCTGAAAAACTTCAAATGAAATTTACACTTAGGAGAGTATAATGGCATCAACATATAGAACAGCAAGAAAAAAAGTAGTTGATGCTTTAGTAGACAAGTTAAAAGGAATTGATGGAAATGCTCCTTATAACGCAAATGTTTTTAATAATGTAGATGGACATTTAAAATTTTTGGATGAAATACAACAATATCCAAAAATATGTGTAGTAGCAGGGGACGAATTTAGAGAATATCAACCTGGCGAATTTAAGTGGAGACTACTAGATATAACAATTAGAGCATATATTCGTGATGAAAACGACGCTCAAGAAACTTTAGCATTATTGTTAGAAGATATCGAAAGAGTTATCGACAATAATGATAATTTAGTGTATGATGATACTGTCACACCTAATAAAACTACCACTTCTTTAACTATAGGAAGTATTAGTACCGATGAAGGAGTTATTGCTCCTCTAGGAATTGGAGAAATGGCAGTTCGAATACGATATTAGGAAACAGGTAAGGCACATAAAAATGTCGCCACACCCTTTCCAAAGTAAAACGGAGAAAGCAAAATGGCTTTAAATTTATCGAGAAATACCAAGGTATTTGTCAGCTCTGTAAACGGAGTACATGCTAGCGGTGGATCTATCGTAACTTTAGATGGTTTCACAGGTGGATCAGGGTATGTCGTAGGAGAGGTTATTACTTTGGGCACAACATCAGGTTCTGGAACAGGAGCAAAATGTATAGTTGCTGCTGTATCTGGAGGTGCTGTAACTGAAGTGTATATACCAAATAATTTCCGAGGAACTGGTTATGCCGATAACGATACAGTTGATCAATCAACTGCTAGTGCAAGTGGTACTGGTTTCGCTGCAGTTGTAAATGGTGTTACAAGCACTACTACTGCACAAGGATCTAGAACTGCAACAGGTCTTTTCAAAGGGCATGGAACAAATGTAAATACTTTTAGAATTGGCGTATTAGATGGATACAGCTTCTCTCAAGGAAGTGAGGCAACAGACATTACTATTAATGAAGCTGGTGCTACCCCTAATCGTGGGTCAAAAAGATTTAATGATTCTTTACCTCCTGCAGAATGGTCATTTGGTACATATGTAAGACCTTTCAAACATGGTACTAATAGCTGGAGAACAAGTGGTACTCATGATATGTGTGAAAACATCTTATGGGCATCTATTGCTGGTAAAGATATTACTGGAGGTTCTTTAAGCGGAACTTCTCAAGCAGCAGTAACTTGTGACTCAAGTGATGCAGATGTAACTTTTGAAAGATCAGAGCACCATGAATTGTTAAAACTAACAATTTTCTTTGCTCTTGAAAACACAACTTACAGATTAAACGAATGTCAAGTTAACCAAGCAGAGATTGATTTTTCAATTGATGGAATTGCTCAAATAACATGGTCAGGAAATGCAACAACTATTGACCAAGTTACAACAGCTATTGAAGATCCATCAAAAGTATTACATGCAAAACCAAGTTCAACAGATACAAGTGTAACTACTGCAACTTATGTAGAAGGTTATAACTATGCTGATTCAACTGGTCCAGACGATGCTGATTACTTAAGAAACAAACTTTCAACTCTAACACTTGCTGTTGATTCTTCACAAGGTGGAGGAGCAGCTTCAAATGGTTTAGATACAAGAACTTATGATATTAATATTACTGGTGGCTCAATTACTATAGCTAATAATGTTACTTATGTAACACCAGAAACACTTGGTATCGTTGACAAACCAATTGGATCCTTTACAGGAGCCAGACAGGTTTCAGGATCTTTGACAATGTATTTAGATACAAAATCAAATGGTTCAAACCAATTATTAACAGACTTAGCAGCAGCTACAGACTTAGTAAGTAATTCATTTAATATGAGTTTATTTATGGGCGGCGGATCAAGCGATACACCAGTTGTAGAGTTTGATATTCCTAGAGCTCACTTACAAGTACCAACTATAGAAGTTGCTGATCTTATTTCAACATCAGTAGAGTTTTCTGCTCATGGAACAGATCTCTTGACTGGAGATGAGATGACTGTTAAGTATAAAGGATCAAGATCACATTCTGATTCTCAATACGCAACAAATTATACTGTCTAACAATGGCAGAGTACAACTTTCTTAGAGAAAGTAGTGTACACCTCGTATACGGAGGGAGTCGCTATAATTTAAAAACGACTCCCGATGTATCGTTTTCTCAGACATTTGCGGAAGATGCATACCAAGTAAAGACTTTGCATGATCAAACAAAGATGTCACAGGGAACAAGTATAACAAAAGCTAATCCTGCGGACTTTAGTTTTGCAGTTCATCTTACAAAAGAAAAAGATGAATCTATCGTGCTAGATCTTTTAGTCGATTATGATAGTAGTGGATCAAATATGAAAAGTTTTGATCTTTATATCGTAACTGGCGAAAGCACTTTTAAATTGAATGAATGTATTATAACAGATGGACAATTTAATTTAAATAAAGGTTCACCGTTAATTTTATCAGTGAATGGGCAAGGGCAAAAATTAGAACGCGTAGGAGATGAAACTTATTCACTTCCTGGCACACTGCAATCTGCAAGTGCCACACGAACCCCCACCTTATCGCTGATTGATGTTGAAGTAAGCGGTTCAGATGTATCAAACTTAATATCTGCAACATTAAGTATACAAAATGAAATAGCTTGGACACCTTATGAAACATTACAAAACAGTCTTTCAGTTACAAGTGCTTCAAATGCAATGTACCCTTCAGGATATACTTTAGATAGACGAGTTATATCTGGAAATATTACTCAGTATTTAACAAGTAATAATTCAAGTACATTACAAACTTTTAATACAGATACAGGAGTAAGATTAAAAACTCTTGTGGATGAAAGTACGTTTTTTGATGCAAATTTAACAAGTTGTAGATTTACAAAACGTACAAATGTTGCAGAAGCATTTACGCAGACGTTTGATTTTAGATTATTAACAAACCCTGCAGACTTATCAACTTTAATTTCATATTAGGAGAAATAAATGGATTTAAAACAACTATTAGTGGATAGTAAAACCACATGGGTTGATTTCCCAGGCCTTGAAGGTTTTGAAGTAGAATTAGCAAACCTATCAAGAAAAGAATTAGTAAATCTTAGAAAAAGATGTACTGTAAATAAATTTAATCGTAAAACTCGTCAGTTTGAAGATGAGCTAAATGATGATAAATTTATTATTGAATTTACAAGAGCAACTGTAAAAAATTGGAAAGGATTAAAATTAGGTTATTTAGAAGATTTACTTCTTGTTGATCTAAAAGGACAAGATCCTGAAGCTAAAATGGAATATTCCGAAGAAAATGCACAGTCTTTAGTTGAAAATTCTTCTGAATTTGATAATTGGCTCAACGAGGTAGTCTTTGACTTAGAAAACTTTCGCAGCCCAAAACAAACAAAATCTGTACAAAAAACTCCGCCTATTTCTGGACAATAAAGATGTAGGCATGTCCAAGGATCAATACTTGGACATGATGGAGCAAATGGGGGAGGAGCCTGATTGGGAAAAATGCCCCCCTGACTGGGAAGATTTTCCTCCTTTAGTTATTGATGCAGTAAATATATTTTATAGCATGGGCGATAGAATCTTTCCAGACATAGGATATATTGGGAAAGATTATACTAATTTTGAATTTTTACTTAAAAATTATTCAATAGAAAAACATCAAAAAGAATTTGTATTTGAAACAGTACTGTGGTTAGACAGTAGAGCAATCGAAATAGCTCAGAAAAAATTAAAAGCTGAGTATGATAAATTGAAAAGAAAAAGATAATGGCAGGAGATAGAGTCGTATTTGAAGTCAAGGCAACCGCTACAGGCTTCGAAATAGTTCAAGGAAAACAGAAAAAACTTGCACAAAGTGTTCAAGGCACTAGCAAGGCTATGGATGATGGAACTAAAAAATCTAAAGATTTCGACAAACAAAATAAATCCCTTTATCAAAGTAATTTAGCAGGATCAAAAAGTTTTTCAAAAATGAACCAAACTATTGGATCAGGTTCTTCTGGTCTTGTAGGTGCTTACGCGACTCTTGCTGCTAACGTCTTTGCTGCTACTGCAGCTTTCAATGCTTTACGAAGAGCTTCACAAGTAGAACAACTTATTTCAGGATTAGAAGCTCTTGGCAACGCTTCAGGTAAAAATTTAACATTACTAGCAGATAGAATAAAAGAAGCAGCTGGTGAAGCGATAGCTTTAGATGACGCTTTAAGAGTAGCTTCTGTAGGAGCTTCGGCTTCATTTAGCGGAGCTCAGCTAGAAGGGTTAGCAGAAGTAGCACGATCAGCAGCGATCGCACTTGGACGAGATGTTGGAGATGCGATTGATAGGCTTGCAAGAGGTGCTGCTAAACTAGAACCTGAAATTCTTGACGAATTAGGTATCTTTGTAAGACTAGATGATGCATCAGCAAAATATGCAGCTTCTGTAGGAAAAGCAACAAGTGAACTAACTCGATTTGAACAACGACAAGCTTTTGCCAATGAAATTATTGATCAAGGTAGAAGAAAATTCTCTGAAGTTGGAGCAGCAGTAGATGTTTCTCCCTTTGACAAACTCGCCGCCTCTTTAGCAGATCTTGCTAGAGGTTTCACCGATATATTCAACAAACTTTTAGGACCTCTCGCTAATTTTCTTTCTGAAAATACTTTAGCTTTAGCAGGTCTTATTGCTGTACTTACAAAAGGTATAGTTTCTCAAGCACTTCCTATATTGGGGCAATTTGCTAATAAAGCAAAAGTAGCTGCCGCAAATGCATTAGGATTAGTGAGTGTACAACAGAGAGCAATAAATGAACAAGTAAATTCTTTAGCAAGATCACTTCCTGGAATTAAAGGTATTGGAGGAGCTTTTGCAACAAACAATAAAATTATTAAATCTGGAAAATTTACAGTAGAAGAACTAAAAGCCTCAACAGTTGCTTTAAATACTTACGTACTAAATTCCGAAGCAAAAATAGCAGCGGGCAAAATAAAAAATGTACAACTAGTACAGAAAAGAATAGATCAAGCAAAAATAAGAATTGCACAAGAAGAAAAACTATTAAATCTTGCACTTCAAAGGCAGGGGCAAGAAGGAGATGTACCTCGAGCAACTTCTGTAGGAAAATTTGAAGCAAGAGGAGCATCTATTTTAAATAGACTAGATAAACCAGGAAAAGGGGGTGTAAAAGGATATCTTGAAGCGTTTAAATTATCTAGTAGAGCAAACAAAAGATTTATAAATGAACAAAAAGCAGCAGGGCTAGCTACTGACGTATTCGGGGTTAAATTAGGGTTTCTAGGCAAAGGATTAAATCGTGCAGGCTTAAGTTTACAAGCTTTTGGACTTACAGGAAGAATTGCTATTAAAGGATTATTTACTGCAATTCCTGTTATTGGTCAATTATTACTTGTAATTGATTTACTCATTGTCGGAGTTAAAAAAGCCATAGGGTTCTTTGCAGGATATGCAAGAGAGTCTTCCGCCTTAGAAAAAGCAAACGAAAGATTAGGAAAACAAACAAAGTTTTTTGCAGAAAATCAAACAGCTGCAGCAGAAGCAACTAGAAGTGCAAAAGAACAAGTTGTGGCTTCAGGAAATGCTGTTGAAGAATTAATAAAAGCAACACAAGAACAAACAGATCAACAACAAAAAGCAAATGAAGAAGTAGGTATATTTGGAAAACTACTTAATACAGTAGGAAGAGAGATAGAATTTATTGGCATGAAAATGGCTAGAATGTTTGCTCCTTTTGAGGGCGCATTTACACGATTATCAATTAATTTTAAAATTGCAGTATTAAAAATGCAACAAGATCTTGCTCCTTTTATTAATTTAATAATTAAAACTATAAATTTTTTAAATAGGGACTCAGGAATAGAACCCATAGCATTAATTGATGAAAATACAAATGCAGCAGAAATTCAAAGACTCACTGGAGAACTCGATGCACTAGCAGAATCTAGGAAAAAAGCAGCAAATACAGCAACATTAAATATATTTGGGTCAGTAGCCTCTACAAGTGCAGAATTTGAAAGTTTTCAAACTGTATTAAGAGGAACTGGAGAAGCTTCTAGAGAGTTATCAGAGTTTTTAGGTACCGATAATATAAATCAGTTTGCTGAATCTATAGCCAACGCAACAAGAGATGCAGATGGAAATATTGTAGGTTTAAATGGTTCACTTGCAGAATTGGTAAAAGAAATCGGAATTTTAGACGATGGAGTAATTACAAGTGTAGAGTACCAAGAATTATTAGGAGCAGCTTTAAAAGAAGGCACAAAACAATCTGTAGCAAATAAAACTGCAACTTCAGGATTAGGAGAAGCTTTTCAAAACAGTAATGAAAAAATAGCAGAATTTTTTAATACTTTTACAAAAAAGACAGGATTTTCTACTTTTCAAAGTATTCTTAAAGAAATAAATGGAAATATAAAAGAGGTTGAAGGTACTTTATCAAGCTCTGCAATAATAGATATACTAGAAGGGAAAGAAGGTGCAGGGTTATCAGGAGCATTTAAAGATTTTGTAGAAAATGGGGAGGGAGTAAAACAAATTCTAAAAGAGGTAGAGGGAGAGTTTGAAATATTACAATCTTATGGAGTAGAACTTACAGAGGAACTTAAAGCACAAGTTAGAGAAGAATATAAATTAGGAGAAGCATATAAAAAATCTTTAGCAGATGCTGAAAAACTTGTAAATGCAATAGTAGAAGCACAGCTATATGATAAAGCAAGACTTGATATATTAAAAGCACAGGAAGCTTCTGTAAACAAATATAATAAAGCAAATGAAGCTTCTGTTGGACTTAGCATAGACCTAGCAAATAGACAATCACAGATTAATCAAGATAGACTTTCAAATGAAATTAAATTCCAAGAACAAAGACTTGGGTTAGCTGAAGGCGCAAGATTTACAGAAGAACAAATAGCAAACTTAGATGCAGAAAAGCAAGGACAGTATGCAAAACTACTTGAGCAAAGAAATGAATTAAGAAAAGAACAAGTTGCTGAAATAGGTGCAGAAGAAAGACTAGCAATGATGGGTCTTGCAAAAAATGATTTGCTTAAAGAACAACTTGGATTAACTAGAGAAATAAATAGTACTCTAGCAACTACTGTAAAAAATGAAGCAATTTTAAGTAATATTAAAGCAGGAAGAGGTGGAAAACTATCTGATGCTCAAAAATTAGAAGCAGAGATTAAAGCAGCAGCAGATAAAGTTAAGTTCTTAAAAGATGAACTTGCTCTTATGCAATCTCGAGGAGAATTTGAAATAAAAATTGCAGAAATAAGACTAACTGCTGAAGGAATTGTTGGGGATGCTCAAACTACTTTAATATCAGGTCTTAAAGAACAATTAGGAATTCAGCAAAATATTACAAAGGAAAAAATAAAACAAGCAGAAAGCGATCAAACAACTGTAGGAGCAAGTCGATTTGAAGGACTGCAAGGAGGAATTTTTGCAGATGTAGGAGATGCATTTGATACTGCCAAAATAGAAAGTGAAACAAATGCAGGAAAAACTGTACAAGGCAGATTAGAATTAATGACTGATGCTCTTGCACCAATGAGAGAACAATTAGAAGCATTAGGCCCAGAAGGAGAATTAATTTCTGTAGCACAGCAAGGATTATTTACTCTTGCATCTTCTTTTGATGTAATTAAAGATAAAGGTCTTGCAAGTGCAGAGGGAATGGCAGCTGTAGGAAATGCAATCCTAGCAATTGGAGCAATTCAACAAGCTGCAGCAAAAGCACAAGTCGCAAATATAGATCAACAAATAGAAGCAGAAAAGAAAAGAGATGGTAAATCTGCTGAATCTGTTGCAAAAATTAGAGCAATGGAAAAGAAAAAAGAAATGATCCAGAGAAAAGCTTTTGAACAGAAGAAGAAAATGGATATTGCTTCTGCGATTATTAGTACAGCGTTAGGTGTTACAAGAGCCTTAGAACTTGGGCCAATAATTGGACCGATACTTGCTGGATTACAACTAGCTATGGGTCTTGCACAAATTGCAATTATCAAAAGACAACAATTTCAAGGCGGTGGGGGAGATGAACCTCAAGCAGTAAATACAGCTTTGAGTATTGGCGGAAGATCAAATGCTGTTGATGTTTCACAAGGAGCAACCTCTGGAGAGCTTAACTATCTGAGAGGAGGAAGAACAACAGGACAAAATCTTGGAGGAGCTGGAGCAAGTTTCCCAGGAGCTGCAATGGGTCGACGAGGCTATAATATGGGTACTAACTCAGTAGTAGTCGGAGAAAACGGACCTGAAGTAGCAACATTCCCTGGAGGTACTTCAATTACACCAAACTACGCACTTGGTAAAGGAGAAACAAATGTCAACTTTACAATTAATGCAGTAGATGGACAAAGTGTACAAAACATGTTATACACACAAAGAGGAAATATCATAGGAATGATAAGAGAAGCAGCAAATGCAAATGGTGAAGGATTCCTAGAATCAGTTGATCCAGCAGTTTATGGGGGCAATGGATAATGGCATTTAGTAGTTTTGCGGATAGATTACCTGATCCCAATTATAAAATAACAGAAGCAGGAGAAAATTCTGCAAGCGGGGTTGCTGGACCAGGATTTGCTTCAGTTAAATTTTCTTCTGAACAACCTGTTTCTATATCAAGAACAAACTCTGGTCGTGTAATTACAAGAAGCATCGTTGCTCAACACTGGGTCATAGATATTACTTATAATCCTATGACTCGAAATGAATTTGAACCCGTTTATAATTTTTTAATGGAAAAAAGAGGGCGATTAAAACCATTTTTTGTTGTCTTACCACAGTATTCGTCACCAAGAACATCAACGAGTGGAACAATTTCAGTTTCGGGCAGTATTACATCAGGGGATACAAATTTTTTAATAAATGGAATGGACAGTGTCACTGGAGGATTGCGTCCAGGTGACATGTTTAATTTCTCAGATTCCTCAAATTCCAATCATAAGAAAATTTATCAAATAGTAAGAGTTGCAGATTCAACAAATAAACTTTCAACAGATTCTGCTCTAGATTCTACAGATGAGAGAAGATTGTATGTTGTTCCTCCTATAGAAAAAGATGTTACAAGTGGATCAACAATTATTTATACAAACCCTACTTTTAGAGTAATTCAACGTAGTGATGTTCAAGAGTATTCTCTTGGAACAAATAATCTATACCAATTCAGCCTACAACTTGAGGAGGCTCAACCCTAATGGCAAAACGCAGCATTGACACTAGCATTGAAGAACTATTAGTTAGTAATGGTGACTTTGAGTACGCGCATCTAATAAAATTTGAAAGACCTTTTGATATTGATCCTAACTCACCAAACTTTCGTACAAATGCAAATCGTTATGCATATTTTACAGATGCAAGTCGTGACATTAGTTTTAATGATGGAAGCGTAGATCAAGATGGAAATGCAAATGGATCTCAAATTTATAGAGCGAATCGTGTTCTTTCTGTTGGACAATATTCAGAAACAACTTCTCCTCGTGCAATAAGTGTAGGATTAACTCTTGCAGGAGAACATTTAGGAACTTCTGTATCTATAACTGGAGACTTTGGATCTTCATCTTTTACTGTAGATTCAACTTTTCACAACGATAAAGATCGAACAGATTTAGTTGACTTCGGATTTCGTGAAGGCGATAAAGTAAAAATAACAAAAAACTCAGGCACCTTTTCTACAGGCGCCTCAAATGTAACATATATTATAACTGGATTTTCCAATAATAATCTAACAATGGCGCTTGCCACAACAGGTAATGATTCAGATGACGATACTTCATTTCCTACAGATACAAGTGTGGGGGTAACAATCACTTTAGAATCAGAAGAACTTAAAGCGGTTTTACTTGATAGAAGTGGAGTAAGTTTAGCAAATCCTTCCTTTTTAAATAGAGAAGTATTTATACATAAAATATTTATTGATCCAGAAACAGGAGATTTGCTGGGGAATACAAGCATACTTTTATTTAAAGGTATAGTATCTTCTTGTTCAATAGAAGAAAGTCCTACTGGAAGTAGAGTAAAGTGGTCATTGTCAAGTCATTGGGCAGACTGGGCAGCTGTAACAGGAAGAATGACAACTGATGAAGTTCATAGAGCATTAGATTCAAAAGGAAGACCCAACCCAGAGGCAGCAGTAAGACCTGAATATGCTTATGATCTTGGATTTTTACATGCAGAAACAACTCTCAATCAAATTGCAAACTATTCAACTTTTCGTGAAGAGATAACTTATAAAACAAAAAAACGTGGGGGTGTAGCAGGAATAACAGGACAAACAAAACTTGTAGAAGTTCGTAAAACCATAGAAGATATTAATGAAGTTGATCTTACTATAGGATTACAAGGAAAGTTTCTTCCAGTAGTGTATGGGGTTCAAAGAATAGCAGGTATACCTATTTTTGCAGATACAAAATCAACTGCTTCTAATATAGTCTATGTTGTTCATGCCCTTTCAGAAGGAGAGGTGCATGGTATCTATAATTTTTATGTAGACGGTGTTCCAATTATTTGTACTGATAAATCTGACTTTGACGTAAGAAATGCGTCTACTGGTACTGATAAAGATAATAGTCAATTGCAGTGCTATGGCAGAGCGGACCAAGGGGATACTGTAGGTGGCGACGATACTGCTTCTTATGCTGTAAGTGAAGCAAAAGCAACAACTTCTGATCAATTTTATCAAGCAAAACAAATTTCTGCTGGCGATGATCCTGAATCAAGAGCAAATATATTAAAAAATTTAACAAGACAAACAGATGCACACTATCAAACTATTGTAAGTAGTTCTGCTCCAAATCTAACCGCATCAGATGCTTTAGGATTACAACATCAACAATGGGCAGAAATTCAAAGCCCTCATAGTTTATCTTTAACTTTCTTTGCAGGAAGATCTACTCAAAAAGCTTCAAGTATGCTAGTAACTCAGGCAGAAGGTACAGGTGATGGAAGTAGATTTAAAAGACAAGCAGATTACTATGATTCAGATATTCCTTATTGGGGGCCTGATCATAGATTACTTGATACAGCTTATGTAGTAGGTGCTTATGTAATATCAGAAGATCAAACAACAGTTCCAGAAATAGAATATACAATCAAAGGAAAAGTTTTTGAAAATTATAATTATGATAATTCATATTTACCAGATTCTATAATAGGTTCAAGTGATAGTCATACAAATTTTAACGAAGGTGACGATGTTACTATAGAAAGAAGTACTGATGGATCAACCTGGACACAAACAAATGTAGAAGGAACTCCTTCTGATACTTCATTTAGAATATTACATAAATATTTACTATCTACAAGTAGAGGAACAACACATTATAGATTTATTTTAGATCAAACTCCTGATCTTGATGAAAGCAATGGGGTACCAGCTTATACTTATTTAAGACTTAAATCTGGTGCAAACTATTGGCATATGAGAACATGGAATCATAAATCGGTAGATAGTGCAAATTTTGCTCTTTATACTCAAACTCCAAGTTCAGTTGCAGTAAATGGATCAAATCAAATTCAATTAACTTTTAGTACAGCAGCTGCAGATTTATTAAAAGCTGGTTACACTGATGAAATTGCAAATTCACCTGCAAAAGTAAGTTATGCATTTAAAGTAAATGGAGTAAGTGCACTAAGTTATTTAGCAGATAATAGTATTGTAGGAACTTGGTCAGGAGATACAATTACTCTTGATGCAAAATATGATTCCGCACTTAATGGTGGAACAGCAATTGGAAGTATAAGCAATGTTCTTACTATTGAAATGTTTAAAAATAGAAACTTCTATTTTGGTGGAGTTGGCGGAGCTTTAACAAACTTTACTTCTTCTGCAGAATTAGAGGGTGCTACTATAACTATTGATCAAACAGGCGAATCAAGAATAATTGATAGCTTTGATGCAACAAATAAAAGAATAGAAATTGAAATGCCTTTTGTAACTCTTACAGAGGCAAATCATGATGCAGGACTTACTTTTACAATAGAAGGAACATTTGCTGATAAGAGAGCAGGTAATAATCCTGCTATGCAATTACTTGATTATCTTTCAAGCAATCGTTATGGCAAAAAACTAGATATTAATAATGATATTGATTTAGCTTCTTTTAAAGCTTCTGCAAAACTTTGTGATGTTCGTTCAGACCAAACTTTATATTTAAATGCGAATGAAAGCAGTATTGCTGTAGGTGATGTCTATAAATTAACAAGTGATGGAACAAGTTCAGGAACTCATGTAGCTTCTGGTACTGTAAAATCTATCACAACAGCTCAAATTGATGGCTCTATTATTTCTAAAGTTACATTTGAAAAAATGTCTCATCAATTTACTAGAGAGTATCAAAATTATATTAATTATGTAGTCGGAGAACATATAATAACGACAGATGGAAATGTTTACAAAGTAACTTCTGGAGGATATAAAGCTACAAAACCAAGTCATACAAGTGGAACTATAAGTGGATTAGAAGCAGTTTCAGCAGGTACTTACATCTTAAATAAAGTATCAGGAAGTGGTCCTTCAAATGTTACTGTAAATGGTGTACAGGGCATAGAATATTCTTTATATTCTGCAGACTTTATTAAATACTGGAGATATCTTGGATGGGAGCATCACAAACAATGTTTTGTAACAAGACATCAAACTAATTTTATAATTGATACAAATAAATCATTATTTGAAAATGTAAATGCGTTTTTATCACATTTTAATGGGTTACTTTCTTATGAAGGAGGTAAATACGTTCTTGATGTAGAAACTCAAGTAGCAACTCCTGCAACTTCAAATACTTTTAATTCAGTAACTTATGACTGGAACGTAAACCCAGAATATATTGATTCTAGTGATATAATTGGTAGTATTTCTCTTTCAGATAATTCACAAAGAACTTCAAAAAATACAATAAAAGCAAGTATTCAAGATCCACAAAATAATTTTGGATCACGAAGTGTATCTTTCTTCAACTCAGACTACCTAAAAGCAGATAGAAATGTAGTAAAAACAGGACAATGGGAATACTCAGGTATTACAAACTATTATAATGCGCGTATTGGTTGTGAAAAAGAATTAATACAAAGTCGATACAGTAGAGAAATATCATTTACTCTAGGACCAAAAGGAATATTATTAAAAGCAGGGCAAGTTATAGCAGTAACTTATGAACCTTTTGGGTTTTCTCAAAAACTATTTAGAATTGAAAATTTAAATTTTAATGATAACTGTAATGTACAAGTAAAAGCAAGAGAGTATGATAATAGTATTTATGTAATTACTGCACAAAGAGCAAGTGAATTAAGACAAGAAACAGCAACTCAAGCAGCTCCCTTAAAGTTACCAGGAACTCCAACTGGACTAGCTGCTACTACAAATAAACCAGGAAGTGTTATATTAACTTGGACAAATCCAACAGGATTTGTAGATGAAAGTGACGATATTGAAGTATGGGCATCAAACGATAACAATCGTGCAAATGCAACTTTAATTTTTGTTTCAGATAATGAAAATAATTTTACTTATACAACAGCAGAAGCAGGAACTAAATATTATTGGGTAAGAACAAGAAGAACTGCACAAAAAGGAAATAACAAACCACAAATAACACACTCACCTTATCACCCTAGCGGAGTAACAAGTGGAGTTACAGGAACATCAAAAATACTTTCTCCAGCTTTGTTAACAAATGTAAGTTCTATAAACTTTAAATTTGATAGTACAAATGCTCTGAATCCTAGTGGCGCAACCCAAGATGTTACTATACAAGTAACTTTACAGAATTTAACAGGAACTCCTAGTTTTGAAATTAAAGAATCAAACGGAAGTTCACAAACAGATATACTTTTTACAAGTGGAAGCACCACTGCAACAGGAACATCTGCAACAGTAGATGCGAGTAGTGCTCAATATGATTCAACTCCTAAAAAAGTTGTTATAACTTTAACAGAAGGTGGAGAAACTTTTACAACAGAAATTCCAATAGGAATTATAAATGATGGACCTACTGGACCTACTGGACCCGATGGACCTACTGGCCCACAAGGACCTACTGGAGCTCCTGGGCCTGGCGGACCTGTTGGGCCTCCTGGGGATCCTGGTCCTCAAGGACCTGATGGTGCTCCTGGACCTGGCGGACCTGTTGGACCCACAGGACCTACTGGACCTACTGGACCTGATGGTGCTCCTGGACCTGGTGGACCTACTGGACCAACAGGAAATCCTGGCCCTACAGGACCTGATGGACCTACTGGGCCTATTGGGCCTTCTGGACCTACAGGAGCTGTTGGACCAACTGGAGTTGCAGGACCTGATGGTTTAAGTACATTCTTATTCTATTCAGCAGCATCAGAAACAATACTAGATACTTCTCCTTCTATAAGTGCTTGGGCATCAGGAAGTAATTATGCTCTTGCAGATGTAGTAAGTTATAACAGTAAAGTCTGGGCAGCAGTAACATCAATAACAAATTCAACAACAAATCCAGAATCAGCAGGTTCAAGTGTATGGGTACAAGTATTTGCAGACGGCTCTTCAGCTATTGCAGATATGACAAAACTTACTCCAACATTCTATAATGGAACAAGTAGTTATTGGTATGTTATAGATGATTCAACAACAAATAGATTTTATGCAAACGCAACACAAGTAAGTGGGGGCGTAACTGGAGTAACACATACAATTATAGGTACGGGCTCTTCTGGAAGTTCATTAACTTCTGGAGATATGGGCTCACCTTTACTTACTCTAGGACAAACTGGTCCTACAGGAGCTACTGGTCCTATTGGACCTACTGGAGCTGCTGGACCTCCTGGTGCTCAAGGACCCGCTGGACCTACTGGACCTACTGGACCTACAGGGCCTACTGGAAATCCAGGGCCTCAAGGAGCCGATGGACCTACTGGAGCTACTGGTCCTACAGGACCTACAGGTGGCCCAGGACCTATTGGAGCGGATGGTCCTACTGGAGCAACAGGACCTACTGGACCTACAGGTGGCCCAGGACCAACAGGTGTACCTGGACCTACTGGAGCTACTGGACCGACAGGAGCTACTGGACCGACAGGAGCTACAGGAGCTACAGGACCTACTGGACCCGCAGGAGCTGCAGGTGCAGTAATAGCATTTGATACGAATGGAAGTGCAACAAGCGTTCCTTCAGACAGTGCAAAAGTAAGTGCTATCCAATCAGTTTCTAGTGATGGAATTGCTAGATCTGGAGATATTTTCTTTCATATACTTTCAAACAGAGTATTTAGATATAGTGGAAGTGGAACAAGTTTTACAGAACTTTCCACTGCTTTTAGTACAGGAAATATTATATTGGATGGTGTAAATAAACGAATAATAATAGTGGATTAAAAATGAGAAATTGTTGGCAATTATGGGAAGGAGTACTTCCCCAAGAAAAATGTGAAGAAATAATATTTAAATGTGATCAGTACCCAAAACAAGATGCAACCATCTTTTCAAGTATTGATTATAAAGCAGATAAAAGTATGAGAGATACACAAGTAGCTTTTATAAATGATCCTGATATACATAAATTAATACATTACTACTTTAATGAAGCAAATAGAAATGCATTTGCAGTAGATATGCAGTATATACCACATACACAATACGGAGTGTATACAGAAGGTTCATTTTATGACTGGCACTATGATGTTAATTGGGTATCAGATAAATCTTTTGATAGAAAACTTTCAATAGTAATTCAACTTTCTAACCCAAATGATTATGAAGGCGGAGAATTTGAATTCCAAAGAATAGAGCAACCAAAAGGCTTTCGTACACAAGGAAGCATATTAGTTTTTCCAAGTTATTTAACACATAGAGTAACAACAGTAACAAAAGGAACAAGAAGATCACTTGTAAACTGGGCAGAAGGGCCAAGGTGGAGATAAATGGCAAATAGAGTATTACTAGGAAATTTAGGAAGTAGTCAATACGGATTAAAAATTTCTAAAGAAGGAAGTGATGTTTTAACTACTTCTGCACAAAATCTTGTATTTGATTCCACTAAACCAAGAACAGGACAAGTATATGCAGGAGGAAGCACTTCAGGAACTTCTTCTACTATAACTTGGACAAGTGGTTCAAAGGCTACATTAACTTATATTCCTATGTATTTTATTATAGAAGAAGGAACCAAAGTAATACATGAAGATTTTTTCGTTACAAATTTTGAAGAAGATGATGATGTTTTAATAATAAATAATCAAGCAGCAAATTGGGAACTTACAAATACTTCTATCACACCAAAAACAACCAGAGGAGATGGATGGATTACTCATGATGATGCATATAATAGTGGAAGTTATGGTTATTTAACTAGTACTTCTTTTGCTTTGGCTTCTCATTCTCGTACGAGTGCTGCAACAAAATTTCTTGTATTGAGAATACCTTGTGCTTATGGATTTATGGGCAGTAGTTATTTAGATGGAAGTGGCAGTACACAAACATTAACAAATCATCCAACTTTAGGAAATACGGAAAATTTATGGACTTAAATTATGGCAAATAGATTATTATTAGGACAAAGAGGTTCACAATATGGTTTATTTGTGAGTCGTTCAGGAAGTGATGTATTAACTTGTGCAAATGATGAGTTACTTTTTTCTACAAATAGTGCTGATCAAGTAGACCATGCCATAGTATTAGATCAAATTTCTAGTATAAATCAAACTGCAGGAAGTACTGTAAATAATAGTACTTCTGTGACTACAGCTACAGGAGAAACTTCCTTTTTTATTGCAGAAGGAACTGATACACTAACAACAAGTTTTAGTTCTGGTTCAACTTTATCCACCACATTGGCATCAAGTTATGCGGGAGTTTATGACACCAATACTGTAGGAACACAGACAATTAATATATTTCTTTTTAAGGGAATACCAGGCACGAGTTTATTTTAATGGCAAATAGAGTATTATTAGGGCAAAGAGGCTCAGACTATGGTCTTTATGTGAGTAGAGCGGGACAAGATGTTACTAGTACTTCTTCTAGTCTTATATTTGATTCAAATTCTGCTGTAAAAGGATTCAATGTAGCAGCACGAGGACAAGGTATATTAAACGCAGGAGCTACGAGAACTTTTAGTCATGGACTAGGATTTCGACCTTTTGTAGAAGTAACTTACACAAATGCAGCAAATTGTGTACTAGGAAACCCAACAAGTACTGCAACTTTTAGTGTAACATTATTTTTCAATCAATTTACTCAAGCTTATACCGTAATAAGCGTAACTGTAACAAGTGGAGGATCAGGATATGTAACTGCTCCAACTCTTACTTTTTCTGGACCTGGACAATTAATTGCAGCTACTGCAACTGCAACACTTAGCGGAAGCTCTGTAAGCAGTGTAACAGTAACAAATGGGGGGTATTATACATCTAACAGTGCAACTTGTACTGCAAGTGGAGGGGGCGCCCCTGCATATGCTACAAACGTATACAAAGCATATAATGGAGATATTCCACCCTACACACTTAGTTATGGGGCAGGTTCTTATACGCATAATAGATTTATAGACGACCATATTTGGACAGGAAACGGACAACCTTTTAATGAGTGGGAGCTTGATTATGAAGAAGGATGTTATTATCAAACTACAACAACTAATTTAAGTATAACAAATATTTGCAATGGAGGAAGTTATCGGGAGTATTACAATTTTTCCACAACACATTCATCAAATTTTGCAGGACAAGCAATTTATTATGCTTATATTATTTTTAACACAGACTCACCATTTGTATAGGAGAAAAAATGGACTATCATATATTTTACAATTCAGATAAAAAAATAATTTGGGGAACTATAAATGATACTCCTCAAAGTGTAATTGACAATCAAGCAGAAGATGGACTTTCACATTTACAGATTACTGTAGACACACTTCCACCTATTGATTTATATTATGTTAATGAAGATGGAACAGATATTGTTGCTTATGGACAATTTACACCAAGTCTTCCCGCAACATTTATGATGCTAGGGGACACAATGAATGTTACTAGTATTCCAGAAGGTACAACAGTTTATGTAGATAATACAAGTATTGGAACTATACCTGCTGATGGCACACTTAGTTTAACAGGTACAAATGCAGGAACTTTTAATTTTAAATTAACAAAAGATAAATATATAGATTATACTTTTAGTATAATAGTTTATGGAGATGCAAGTCATGTCATTGGATAAAAATTTAACAAAAACATATACATATTCACAAGCAAGAAAAACTGAATACCCAAGCATAGCAGAACAGTTAGATCTTTTTTGGCATGCAATAGATGATGGAGTGTTTGGTGATTCAGCAAAATTAACATCTTTTTACACAGAACTAAAAGCAGTTAAAGACAAATATCCTAAATCATAAGGGCTATCGATTAACATTGAAAATTTAATGCTTGACATCAGGTGTATTTTTTTGTTATAATTAAGACATTGGAGGTATAAAGAAATGGCAGCTGGAACATACAATTTCACATTAGATCAAGGATCGACATTTAGTCGCCAATTGACTGTGGAAGATAATAATACAGCTATGGATTTATCTGGGTATTCAGGACGAATGCAAATGCGTTCAACCCATGACTCAGCCACTATTGCTCTTTCTTTTACAGTTGTAGTTGCAAATGCTGCACAAGGAAAACTAAATGTTACTGCTAGCGCAACCTCTACTGCCGCTCTTACTCCAGGAATTTATGTTTATGATTTAGAAATTGAATCAAGTGCAGGTTCAGTTACTCGACTTATGGAAGGAACCATAACAGTAAAACCTGAAGTAACACGATAATGGCAATCAGCGTAACCGTTCAAGAAATAGTAAATGATGTAGTATTAGAAAATACAATTACTACTGTAAATACTACTTATGATTTAGTTACAATTAGTGGTGACGCAATTGATATTACTGTTGCTGCTACTGGAACATGGGGTGGAGGTAATTTACAAAATGCTATCGCCCATTTAGCAAACCAACTTTGGAAACAAGATTCAGCACCTTCTGGTGCACAACTTAGTGAAGGAGATCTCTGGTACGATACTGATGATGATGAGTTAAAAGTATACAGAGAAACATCTTCTAACGTATTTGAATTCGTACCCCTTGCATCAGCAACGGATACAATGGACAACCTAGATGGAGGACAATTCTAGGCGTCAAAAGATAGGAAGAAATTATGGCACAAACAATTAAAATTAAAAGAAGTACCACCGCAGCCGCTCCTTCCAGCGCTCTTGGTGCGGGTGAATTAGCGTATTCGTTTAGTTCGGATAAGCTATTCATCGGACCTGCTTCAGGCTCTACTAACTCTATAATTGGTGGTGCCACGTATGTCAACTTACTTGATCATACTGCAGGAACATTAACAGCAAGTTCAGCAATTATCGTAGATAGCAACAGCAAAATCGATCAATTACTAACTGCTAACTTAACAATCGGAGCAAACTCGATTACATCTGGAAGTGGAGATGTAGATATAGTCGCTGCTGCAAACCTAGATTTAGATTTAACAGGTGGCGCAATTGATATTACATCACAAGCAACTGAATTAAGTATTATCGACAATAGTGCAACATCTTTTGTAATTACAGAAGGTGCAAATGCTTATTTAACATTTGATACAACAAATTCAGCAGAAAAGATCACATTAGGCAAAAAATTAGAAGCTGGTTCAGTTGAAATCGAAGGTTCAAACTTTGATATTAATGGTGGTACTATTGACGGTGCAACTATTGGAGGAGCATCAGCAGGTGCTGCTACATTTACAAACTTAACCGCAAGTGGTACAATTAACTTTAGTGGTTCTACAGTTTCAGATGGTGGTACAGTAACAACTGTAGACATTAATGGTGGAACAATTGATGGTGTTACTATTGGTGGAGCTTCAGCAGGAGCAATTACTGGTACAACTATTACCGCTACAACTTTTACAGACAGCACAGCTACTTTAACAAGTGGTGGTCTTTCTGGTGTTACTCAATTAGATGTTGACAATGTAAGAATTGATGGCAACACAGTTTCTACAACAGATTCAAATGGTAATTTAACTCTTAGCCCAAATGGCACAGGAACAGTTGTAGTACCAAGTGGGTATAAAGATAGAGCTGGTTTTGGTTCTAGCTCACTTGTAACAAAAGAATATGTTGATGCAGTAAAAACTGGACTTGATTTTAAAGATTCAGTAAGAGTTGCAACAACAAGTAGCATAGATTTAACAAACCCAGGTGCCTCTATAGATGGTATCTCTCTTACAAGTGGTGACAGAGTTCTTGTAAAATCTCAGTCAACTGCTTCACAAAACGGTATTTATATATGGAATGGTTCGTCATCAACAATGACAAGAGCCACCGACTGTGATGCAGATGCAGAAGTAACTTCAGGACTATTTACTTTCGTTGAAGAAGGTACAACAAATGCTGATAGTGGTTTTGTACTTACAACTGACGGTTCAATTACTGTTGGTACAACCAACTTAACTTTTGCTCAGTTCTCAGGTGCTGGACAGATCACAGCAGGAGACGCTCTTAGCAAAACTGGTAACACACTTGATGTAAACGTAGATAGTCAAACTATTGAAGTTTCTGGTGATGCTCTTAGAATTAAAGGTATTACTCAAACAGCAACTGGTGATTTAATCTTTGGAAGCACAAATGGTGCAAACACAGGTTACCAAAGACTTGCTATTGGAACATATGATTCTACAAATAGCGTTGGTCAAATATTACAAGTTGGAGCAAACAATACAGTAGCTTGGTCAAGCACAATTGATGGAGGAACATTCTCCTAATAAATAAATTTCTGCGTATATACGCATAGCAAGGAATTCCATAAATATGGCGCAAACAATTAAACTTAAGAGGTCAAATACCTCTGGGTCTAAACCTACAACTAGCAATCTAGCATTAGGAGAAATAGCTCTTAATACTAAGGATGGCTTATTCTTCTTAAGAAGATATGTAGATGGTACTGATGGTAATGATACTATCACTGCTTATACCCCAGAATATTTGAATGAGTATGATTCACAGATTGATGTCACTGTTACAGTTGACACCAAGACTGCTGCGCACCCTGAATATGGCAATGGTTCTTCTGACGGATTCTTATTAGATGGGTTAGAAGGACCTTTTCTTGTTTTAACACCAGGAAATACTTATAGATTTGACCAATCAGATTCATCAAACACAGGTCACCCACTTAGATTTTATTACGAAAGTAACAAAACAACTTCTTTTACAACTGGAGTTACTACAAATGGAACAGCAGGTTCCAGTGGTGCATATACTCAAATAGCAGTAACTACCAGTACTCCTCAGGTTTTATACTATCAATGTTCTTCACACTCTTTAATGGGGTCAGGATCATTTTCAATTGCAGGTACAATAGTAGAGGATCAATTAGCCGCAAACTCAGTAACAAGTGCTAAAATAGCAAGTAATGCAGTAACAAGTAGCGAAATCGCAGCAAATGCCATAACTTCTTCCGAAATCGCCGCAAACGCTGTTGGAACTTCTGAGATTGCCGCAAACTCTATAACTTCTGCACATATATCTAGTGGAGTTGTAATTGAAGCAGACGTAGCAGATAATGCTATAACAAGCGCAAAGATAGCAGAAAATGCTGTTGGTAGTTCAGAGATCGCTGCAAATGCTGTAGGTAGTTCAGAGATCGCTGCAAATGCAGTAACAACTTCAGAAATCGCTGCAAATGCAGTTACAAGTTCAGAACTTGCAACTAACTCAGTAACAAGTTCAAAAATCGCTGCAAATGCAATCACAGCAAGAGAAATAGCAGCAAGTGGTGTATCCGCTGCTTCTTATGGATCTTCTAGTGCAGTACCTGTTATTACGGTTGATGCAGACGGTCGTATAACTTCAGCAACTACAGCAGCTATTTCAGGATTAGCGGCAAATGCAGTAACTGCGACAGAAATAGCAGCTAATGCAGTTGGTTCAAGTGAAATCGCTGCAAATGCAGTTGGCTCTAGTGAAATAGCTTCAAACTCAGTAGGAATTGATGAGCTTAATGTTACAGATGGAACAAGCGGGCAAGTATTAACTACTGATGGTGCAGGAACACTTTCCTTTACCACAGTAAGTGGAGGTGGTTCACAAAATTTATTTAGTACTATTGCAGTCTCAGGTCAGAGTGATATCGTTGCAGATTCAACAACTGATACTTTAACAATTGCTGCAGGTAGTGGAATTACGCTAGGAACAAATGCTTCTACAGATACTCTTACAATTACAGCAACAGGCGGAGGACTTTCAGCAAACGCAGTAACAAGTGCCTATCTAGCCAGTAATGCAGTATTAGCAAGACATATAGCTGAAAATGCTGTAGGTTCAAGCGAGATCGCAGCAAACGCAGTGGGATCAACTCAACTTGCATCTTCTGGAGTATCAGCAGGAACATATGGTTCTTCAACTGCTTCTCCACAAATTACAGTAGATGCAGATGGTCGTATAACAAGTGTATCAAATCAAACAATTAGTTCTTCTGGTGGCGGAGGCTACGGTTTTAATCAACAAGTAGATGTTGATGAAATCACAGGAGACGGATCAACCGTAACATTTGATACTGGAAATACCATTCTTAGCGAAAACAATACAATGGTATTTATTGATGGTGTCTATCAAGAAAAAGGCACATATAGCACAAGCGGTTCAAATATAACTTTTAGCACAGCTCCACCAAATGGAACAAGCGTAGAAGTTATGCATTTTCACCAAGTTACAACAGGTGGTGGTTTTGCACATAATGAATTTAGTGGAGATGGTTCAACTACAGGATTTACACTTTCAACAACTCCACAGGCAGAAACAGATTTAATCGTATTTATTGATGGTGTATATCAAAATAGAGATTCTTTCTCAACAAGTGGAACAACTCTTACCTTTGATACTGCTCCAGCAAATGGAACAAAAGTAATCGCATACACAATTTCAGGTGTGATTACAGGTAAAGCAAACATAATTAATAATTTTAGTGGTGATGCTTCAACAACTGATTTTACACTTAGTATAAACCCACAGCATGAAAATAATATTAATGTTTTTATCGACGGAGTTTATCAGCAAAAGAGTGAGTTTTCAGTTAGCGGAACAACTTTAAGTTTTACATCGGCTCCTCCGAGCGGTACAGATAATATTGAAGTTGAAATAAATCAAATTACAACAACAACTCAACTTGCAGTAAATTCAGTAGTCTCAGCTTCCATTGCAGCAAACGCAGTGGGATCAAGTGAAATTGCAGCAAACGCCGTAGGTTCAAGTGAAATCGCAGCAAACGCAATAGGTGTAAGCGAATTAGCAAGTGGAGCATTAAACGGACAAACTTTTACTGGTAATGTCACATTCAATAACGTAACAGTTACAGATGAAATAATAGGTGATATTGATGGTGCAATTCAAACACCTATTCGCAATACTACAGGAAGCACCATCTACAAAGGACAAGCAGTTTATGTTACAGGTTTATCGGGTGATACGCCTACAGTAGCTTTAGCAAGAGCAAATAGTGCATCAACTATGCCTGCGGTTGGTATAGTAAGAGCCAATATTAATAATAATGCAACTGGACAAATGACTGTTCTAGGTACACTAGATAGTATTGATACTTCAGGTTCAAATAACATAGAAACTGGAGTGACATTAAACGTCAATGATGTCTTATATATTAGTGCCACAGAAGCAGGTAAGATTACAAATACTCCACCAACAGGCGAAAGCAATCTTATTCAAAACTTAGGTAGGGCAGTTAGAGTTAGCCCCAATACTAATATGACATTTAGTGTACAGGGTGCAGGAAGAACTAACGCAACACCTAATTTAGATGATGGCGATATATTTTTAGGAAATGCTTCAAATCAAGCTGTTTCTGCTTCATTAAATACAAAAATAGAAGATTATTTAGATGCAGGAACATCTACTCCAACTTTTGCTTCTTTTACAATGAGCAACTCAACTGCTACTGCCTATGATGGAACAGCAGATCAAGAGGGAGCAACTGTACGAATTATAAATACAAATAATACTACAAGTGATACTTTTGCAGATATAAGATTCGAATCTCATAGTACTTCAACGGGTAGAGCAAGAATTGGTATGGAATTGCCAAGTGTAAATAACTCTGATTTATTCTTTGTTACTGAAAATTCTGGTAGTTTATCAGAAAAAATGAGAATTACCTCTAATGGTAATGTTGGTATAGGTACGAATAATCCAA